GGATAGTAAAGAAGAACAATCAGCTCCACTAACTATTAACTTTGCCATTGAGGCTGTTCCGTATTTCGAAATGGATGCATCATCGTTTGGTAGTGATCCAGATGCTATGTGTATCGCACCTGCAACTACAAATGTTTATGGTGGAACAACATATGCAAACAATACTAGTGAATTATCAATAGGTGACACAGTTTATTATGATCAAGATTTAAATAATAAGGTTACAAGGCCAAGTAATACTGCAATATACATAAAGGTTTCTGATTCTAGTAAAACTAGAGTATTAGGTATCAATGCTAACGGAGTGATCACTAGTATTAAAGATTGTGAAAGTAATGCTAGTTCTATATCCACGGCCGTTAGGTATGCAAGTAGTGAAAATGCATATTGTGACGATGATATACAGATTACAGATCTTTGGTATAACGGTGATAATGGTCCAAAAACTTTACTTGAATTGGTAAATGGTTCTATACAAATATTCTCTAACGAGTATGACTCAGATTTATTCACTATCACTAATGTAGTACAGAGCTCAATAGAAAGCGGAGTTTATGGAGATACCGATATTGCTTTAGATGTATTTTATAAAAGATCATCTAATAACACATGGGGAGAAAACAACAATGAACCAGCTGGATTTGAGTTTGAGTGTGAAAAAGAAGTTGCACAAGAAATAAAACAAATTATTGTTCAATATTTACCAAACTTTGATGATCCAAATTTAAATGAATTTTGTACAGGACAATATTCTGGTGAACTCGAAGACGTTGTTTTATGGTTTAGTAGAGATGTGGGTGCGCCTGCTATTACTACCTTGTTAGAATTAGGAAAATCAAATATTGCAATATACAAATCTAGTTTAGGTGCACAAGGACAGGATCCATTGGATTTATTTGAATCAAATATATTCGCAGTAGGAAACAGCGATGAATATTTAGCATGGGATAATTTAGGTGATGGTAAAAATTTAAATTGGTATGGTTATGATGTCAATAATAAGTTAGCGGTTGGAAATAATATTTTTGAACTGGGTTCTTGTTCAACATATAATAATAGGCCTGACATTAATATTTCAGATCTTATTGAAGGTGACTCTGCTAATAATAACTTTTATGCATTCTATTCTTATACTCCTGAAATCGAAGGACCCGAAGGGCCAGATGGTGGTTATACAACTGAAGATATATTTTGGCCAGTCTATGTAATAGATGGTCTACATACAAATACATCAGGAGACACGGGCAGTCACATAAAAGATTTTATAGATGATTTAACGATAGGAAATGTAGTTGTGTCTAACAACACTGGAGAATGTTTATCATATGTTTCTAGAATTATTGCAGAAGACATAGATGATGCCGTGTTATTACTAAAAAATAATTTTAATGATTCTAAAATAAGGCCCGTTGTTTCTAGTGGAATTGAACTAGGTTTTAGTAGCGAAGAGACTATTAACATTTATGAAAATAATGGTGCACCATGCGTTCTTGGTAGTGAAATTGAAATTAATAAAACATATACGTTTCCATTCGTTAGTGGTTATGATTCTGTTAAAGCTGGTCCAAATTTTAACACGGAAACTAATTATAAACTAGATAATGTCGCCAAGCCTTTATTAAGAACTAATCCTAAATTATCTGGAAATATAAAAATAGTTACAGATTCTAGTGGTACGGTATATTTGGAGAGTATAAGCGCCAGTGAAAAATTAGCGGGAATAAAATATAAAAAAAATCCTATTAATCCAAATGGAAATTATGCCAAAGACGTATCTTCTTTTTTTAGAGCTACTGGAACTCCATCTGATTTAATATACTTAACAAAAAGAGTTAATTCTGATTTAACGGTACATGATTCTTATAATAAACAAGTAGAAGAGGAATATCAATATGGAACTACTTATAATTATTCTAAAAATTATGATGAGAGTTATAAAATGTTTGCACCTATATGGGCAGATAATAATATGCCAAATAATTTTGTAATATTTAAAGTAAAAGATCCTAGTTTATTGGATTCTACTCATACGAATAGTAGCAACGCTGATAGAATTTCCAGCATGTTAAAAAATGCTGAGATAATTAAATCATTTGATTTATCAAAAGATTCAGATTTAGGAAAATATATTAGATCTCATGTTCAACAAGAAACTTTCCCTAAAGCACCGTTAACTGTTTCGTTTAACAAAAATGAAAATACTAATTATAATGGTATAGATTTAAAATCAGGTGAATTAACTAGCAAGGGTGAATACATTTACAAAGATTTTGTAGAAACTGACAAACCCCTTATTGAGGCCAATGATTTTATAACCGATGGTTTTAAAAGAAATGACATGTTATGTGCTAATATATTGAATTTGGAATTCTTATTTGACGATAACGAAGGGTCTGATTATAGTGTTAGTAGATATTTTGGATTATATGTTGATACTGTGGATTCTGGTGTAGGTGAAATTAATTCTGTTAGTAACAATGTAATTACTTTTGGTAAAATTGATTCATTAATTGATAGTACAAATTCAATTACGGCAATTCCTAGTTATAAACAAATGTCTACATCACCGACTTTAGGTTATGTAAAGATAAATGATATTTTTTATAAGATATCAAACTCTGGTTTTTACAATCCTTCAAAATTAGAAGTTAAAGTAGACGGCAACAATGAAGTTATATCAAAAACCATAGGTATTTCTCATGTTGGTAGATCTGTTAATTTAACTAGAAATGAAGATCAAGGTTTTGATTTTGTTAAAATGACAATAACAGGTGCACCTGATAGTGCTGATAAAATAGCTGTATTAGAATCAAGAGAAGAATCATATAAGTTTACGTTTATTAAACACGCACCTGGAGAATTAATTAATATTAAAATAGAAGAAGATGGTATCGAATCTGATTTGTTCGATAATGATATAGAATTAGGTGTTGATTTTGAAACTACCGTAGCTAACATTATAGCTGCACCAAAAGATGCAAACTTAAACATTACTTTTGATTATAATACTAAGTCTGTAAATATAACTGAAATTAAAACAAATCTAGGCAATCTTAATATGAGAGTTGTAGGTGCAATCAGTTCTATTGTTAGAGTTGATCAACTCCAATCTAATGTTAATTTACAAGATAGAACATATGTTTCTAATTATACACTACCAAAAGGAACTTATAAAGGACAACAATTTTCTAATCAAGGAACTACTGGAGATATAGCATCCGCGTTGGCGTCTGCGATACAAAACGATGAAGGTGAATTAGAGTCATATAATGTAGGGTCAGATGTTTTTGTAAAAACAAATGTACCTGGATATAGACTAAAACAACATGTTGTATTGGTAAACAAAGAGAATGTTACTGATTTTATTAAAGTAGAAAATGAAGATTTAAATAATATATTAAACCTCAAAAAAGGTGCCAATTCTATAAAAGAAAATTGGAGAGCTCATTATTTAAATGGAGGTAACACTCGTAACAGATCAGTGTTTGTTGATAATACAACTTTAAGTGAAATATCAGTTGGTGATTATTTAGAAACTAATTATAAAGGTATTTACAACAAAGTTTTAGATATTGTCGAAGATATTGATTCTGTTAACTCTACTAGATCTAAAATAATATTGTCTTTAGATTCAGATATTAATGACGGAGAAGCAAGGGTCTTTAATAACAATATAGTACATGTTGGTTTGTTCTCGGTGTATGATCTATATGACATGGACTTTGATTTTTATGACACTTCAAATTCTAATTTAAAGGAACTTTCTTTAGAAACAAGAAGCAATATAAATTACGAACCATATGAAAGCGCTATATTAAATATAGATCCAATCACATCTGAATTTAATTCAATATTAGCTGCCAGTGACATATTTGATGATAATTATGCACTAGAACCTGTTGATTATTTTTCTAATTTATCCGGAATATTATCTGAAGAAACTATCGACGAAGAATTATCTGAAAATATTACAAGTGAATTTGATAGATTAAAAGAAAACGAATTAAAAGAATTTGCTACTAAATCTAGAGTTGTTCCTAATATTAACAAGTGGGTTCTAAAAGATTCATTAAATGTTAAAGAACAACCATACTACTTAAATACTAACGAAGCGTTTGGTAGAACTAATTTCTCCCCTGATTTAAGTGCAATTGGTCGTAATAAAAATGACATGACACATGAATGGTTTTACATGGATAAAAATCCAAAGTATTTAAGATACGACGAATTAAACCAAGGTTTTTCATATGTAAACTTTATTGAAGATTTTGAATTAACATCTGATTTATTCAAAAGTACTAAAAATAATTATTTTGATAAATTTATGATTTCTGAAGGATTTGAAAAAAATCTAAATCAGGAAGATTTAGAATCTATATTTCAAAAATTCGGAGAATACACAGAGGGTTATTTAAACCCTGATGATATTAATAATACGTTCTTTAAAACAGAATTAAAGAAAAAATATACATTGATAGATGGCGGTGATACAAATGCTTTTGCTAACACTATATTCAAAGGTTTAAAAGTTGTATTAAAAAATAGAAAAGAATTTGCAAATAAAACTGCACTTGATTTTGTTAAAAGTAGTGAATTTAATGGTTATAAATTTAGTATTTTATTAAAAACAAATACTGACACTGAAACAAATGATATAGAATTTGAAGTTATTCAAAACAAGAAGTTTAAGTATGTAATCTTTTTTATTACAATGAATCTTAGCGATTATTGGGTGAAAGGAAACATGAATAGAAAACTATTATATGAATTAAATCACAAAATCGTATATGATCATGCGGGTGAAGATTATATTTATGCCAACACTTCGTTTGATGGTGCGCTAAATTGGAACCAAGCTGATTTTTCAGGGGAATTACCATTTACAATAGAAGGTATTCCTCATATTGACGGAAGTATGCCTAATTTCGATGATCAAATTTTATTAGGAGAAAATGGATTATATGGTGATGTTTTAATGGACTTATATCCTGAAACTCCTGGAAATACAATTTATAAGTTTTCAATTTACACTGTAGAAGGTGATAATATTATTAAAGTACAAGGGAAACCTGTAAATGTGAATGATCCATCTGATATTCTAGATGTAGAGTTTTTACCCAACTATTTACAAAGTAAAATAAAATATTACTATAAAGATGGTGGAACAAATATACACAAAGTTCTTTTAGAAAAACTATCTATTAATAGTGTTGCAGAAATGATAAACTTAAATGATGATAGTGTTAAATATACTACAATAGAGGAAGATGGAGAAATAAACACAAATAGGTTTACTATTAATTTTGAAGATGGAAATGAAATTATAAAATATGCGACCCTTTCTGTAGAAGAAGATAATGATAAACCAAAGAGTTTTAAATTATTTAAAGGTATTATTGGTTATAATTTGATTAAATCAAATGATGCAGAATATTATCCATTCTTAATAAGACACAGTGGATCATATACCGTAGGATTTAAACCTGTTGTTACATTTACTGATATGTATACTCATTTTAAATCTAATAGAGTACAGGCTACAGTAGACAATAGAGAAGCTCAATTTGAGTCATTTTTATACAGGCATGCTATGAATGATTCATATGAATTAAAAACTGCTAAATCATATTATAACAGATATAATAGATGTGGTACTACATTTAATGTGGGACTTATCATAGACAACAACATCCATGATTCTAGTTGGGGTATTATAAAAAATCATTTTTATCACAAGGTAAATGAAATAAATCCAAACGGTATCACTAAACTATCAGAGTCTTCCGATAAATTACCATTATATCCACTTATTAATGAAATTGCTATTTCTAAAAAAGATGTGAATGTATTTAGATCTTCGTGGGATGCAAATTATTACACTAGGGCACTATCTGGTGGTAAATCAGAGGATATACCGGGAACGCTAGATAACACTGAAGAAAAATCTTATCTTGGATCTACCGCGATGAAAATTAAAAATGAGTATGACATTACTTCTTTTACATATCAGAGTGTAGACAGCCAAGAAGACTTAGATTTTATTTTAAAGAATGGTATAAATAAAACTGAAGTAACTATGTTTGAGGATGAAAAACAAATAGTTGCAGATTTTTATATTACTGATGCTGCCACTAGGTTGCTAAGAAATGACGGAGTGTTTGATGTAATAAATAAATATGTGAATGTTGAAGATTCAGCTGGAGATAAAACAACGTTAGTTGATGATGCAAACTTCTATATTAATAATAATATTATTGAAAAATTTGTGGTAGATTCTATATCGCTGTATACCAGGGATTTTAAAGGAAGACCTTCATCGATAATAAACATATATGAAGATATTCGTGCTGGTGGATTTACACCGGATAATAATTTTAGATTTAAATCTCATAAACAAAAGCCTATGAATTTTAGATTGATATATAATAAAAGATTAGGATATTCTTACGACATTAAACCTATGATAAAAATAAAGTCATAAAATGGCAATTAACATTCAAGAGATACTACACCCGAGTGATTCAGACTCTATTAAGTTTGAAAAAATCAACTATAACTTTGACCAGATATTGGCAAACGGAGGTGGACCTGTTGGTCCTAAAGGGCAAAAAGGAGATCAAGGTCAAGTTGGTTCTACAGGACAAAAAGGTGAAAAAGGTGAGATTGGTAATACTGGTCTAAAAGGAGATTCAGGAGCAACTGATAGTCCATGGTACAAAGTTGAATTAGATGCTAATTCAGATGGACAAAATGAGGTTACTATTCTAAAACCTAAAAGAGGAACTGATTTACAACTTCCTATAATTTGGCTAGGAGATTCTACATTTGAAGAAGATTCTAATGACGGCGATGTTTCATCAAATGCAAGATTGACAATAGCAACTGATAGTGTTTTTGCAAATTATCTAAAATTGTTTCATGACTCAATTCATGGTTTAGTATTAACTAGTGAAGAAAGCGGAGCTTATAAAAGATTTGCTTTTAAAAATAATTTTGGTAGTAATAATATAGAGTTTGGTGCAACTACCAATAAAATATCTTTGGTTGCTACTAGTTCTAATGCATATTTTCAAGGTGAAGGTGTAGCAATTAAAACGACTGGATCAAACAACCTTAGTTTAGAAGCTTCAGGTAGTGGTATATTAGATGTAGATATAAATGCCGAATTTAAAGGTTATGTAAGATTGCCTTATGGTGGAACTGGACAAAGACCAGTAAATCCACAAGTAGGTATGATAAGATTTAATAGTGATTTAGATATTGCTGAAGCTTATTATTATAATGGTGGTTCACCGGAATGGAGAGAATTATGTACAGATTGTGGTAGCGGAGTAGCAGATAGTATTGGAATTATAGGAGGAGACATTAATGCATATGCTGATGGAAGTCCAGTAGTAACTGACACCATTTCTATTGGAGGTGGAGACATTGATGCAAACAGTGACGGGTCACCAAATTCAAATGTACCTGATCCGACTGCAACCCCAGTTCCAACAGCACAACCAACCCCAGTTCCAACTAGTGGAAGTGGAAGTGGTTCAGGTCCAAGTCCAACAGCACAACCAACGCCAGTTCCAACGGCACAGCCAACACCAGTTCCAACTAGTGGAAGTGGAAGTGGTTCAGGTCCAATTCCAACAGCACAACCAACACCTGTCCCGACTAGCGGAACAGGTTCGGGAACAGGTTCAGGAACAGGTGATGGTCCAATTCCAACAGCACAACCAACACCTGTCCCGACTAGCGGAACAGGTTCGGGAACAGGTTCAGGAACAGGTGATGGTCCAATTCCAACAGCACAACCAACACCATCTCAATCAGGTGGAAGTGGAGGAACTAGTTCAGGAACTGGAACAGGATTTTTAAACTATTAAAAGTACAAACACGATAAGTAAGATATATATAAAAAATAAACAAAACAATGAGCTACGATTATACAAGAACTGTCTCAATTACACCAGTAAGTACATCCTATTCATGGGATGCTACTCCTAATTGGATTACTATAACAAGAGTTTCTGTTAACTCTGACGACTGGACAATTACACTAGAACAAAACAACGGTGCTGCGCGAAGCGCAACACTCACTGTTAGACATGCTAATTCAACAACGGTTGACACTATTACTGTAAATCAAGCTGAAGGTGCGGGTGTACCTGATCCGACTGCAACGCCAGTCCCAACTTCGGTTCCGACTGCAACGCCAGTTCCAACAGCACAACCAACCCCAGTTCCAACAGCACAACCAACCCCAGTTCCAACAGCACAACCAACGTTAGGTCCAACCCCAGCGTTCACGTTCGCAACTAATACAACATCTGGTAATAGATTTGTATTTACACCTCAGTCACTTGGTGCTGATGTAGCATATACAATTGTAGCTGATGGTCAGACTAGTCCAGCGGCACCTAGTAATTTTAGTACTACGGGTGTTAGTGGAACAAACTTATCTGGTCCAACTGTAACACAAGACTCTAATGTATTTAGTGGAACGTATAGGTTTACTAAAACTTTTTCACCTGTAAGTAATATGAATGTTGACTGTACTGTAAATGCACCTTATGGCACATCCGACACATGGTACTGTGTACTCGAAGCTAATTCGGGAAGCAATAGAACCCCAACTCCGGCTCCATCTCCAACTAGTGGAAGTGGAAGTGGCTCAGGGCCAGCTCCAACTGCGATGCCGACACCAGTTCCATCTGCAACATCACAAACTTTTTATTTTAGATCAGCTACGCCATGTGATGGAGGTACAGCTAAAATTTTAAGAAGTGTTAATATTCTATCAAACAAGATTGCTGGAACTACTAATTGCCCTGGCCAATCCGGAATAATTTACGAATTTACTGGTACTCAGTATATAGGTGATTCACAAACACCATTTGACTGTACATACGATAGCCCTGCATTATGTGGCGGCGGCTTTGGTGGCGGTGGCGGTGGCGGATGTCACGTAGCTGGAGAATTACTTACATTAGCCAATGGAGAAACTAAAGCGGTAGAGAATATAGTTATAGGGGATGACCTATTATCTATTAACTTCGATGGATTTAGTTTGGACGGAGAATGGCAAGAATGGAAAAGAAGAGAAGAAACTCTAGAACCTGAATATACAAGCACTGTCGTTACAGGCATCAATGTCTTGGATTTTGATAAATATTACAACTTTAATAATGGATTATTAAAAATAACAGAAGAGCATCCAGTTCTAGTAAAAGACATGGTAGGCGATATTTACTTTAAACAAGTGAGAGATATTGTTAATTCAGATTGGCTGTTAAACGAAGACAATATATGGGTAGATATTACATCTATAGAACTGGTAACAGTTCCTGAAAGATTTACAACCTATTCGTTCAATGTTGAAGAATGTGATTTATACTTTGCAAATGGTATAGTTGTACACAATGTTGAAGATCTTGAAAAAGATTCTGAAGGGACCGGCGACGACGAATTTGGAGACGAAGGCATATACTAATAAAGTTAAATATGAGTTTTTTAAATAAAGTAATAAGTAATAAGAACACCCTCACTTTTGTGTTGGGTGCTCTTTTCGTTTTAATGTTTTTAAAACAATGTGATAGTATATCTTCTTTAAAACAAGATGTTAAATATGCAAGGGAAGACGCTAACATATCTTTAAATAATTTAAAGGCATCTCAAGATTCTATTTCTATTTTAAGAAATGACAACGGAGATCAATTAGCACAGATCAGGTCATTTAAAGTAGATTTATCTATTAAAGACAATAATCTTATTAAAATGACAAAAAAGTATAAAAATGCTTTAGATTTAAATGAAGATTTAAGTGATGTAAACTCTTTAATTTCTGCTGAGTTAGAAATTAAAGATAGCTTATTAGCAAATGCAAGTGTAACTCAAATAGATTCTACAACTGCTGAAGTTAAATACGAATCATTTAAGGATTATGGTAATGGTAACAGCAGGAGTTTATTTGGAAAATCAACTTTAAAATATGATTTTGGTCAGTTCAAGGTTTTAGATAGTAAATTTGAATTAACACAAACACTAAGTTTAATGGCAGCAATAGAAAATGTTGACGGTGCAGATAGGCTTAAATTAAGTACTACGTATCCGGGTCTAGAAATTAAAGATATAGAAAATATTAACTTAATTAACACGAGATTAAACAGGAAAAGTCAAAAGAAAGGTGGATGGGCCATTGGATTTGGCGTTGGGTATGGAATTAATTTAAATAATAATCAAGTGATTAGTACTGGACCCTCTATTGGGATAGGATTATATTACTCACCTAAATTTTTAAGGTTTTAAAATAAAATAATTAAATGGCACAATCATCAAGATATTTTTATTTAGATTCTGATATTTTATTAGAATTCATTTATCATGATCAAGGAAATCCTTCTAAGTATCAAATAGAGGTGGACGATAATGGCAGTGAGGTAAAATTCCTAGATACTGTAAAAGGAGTTACTTCAGAAAAAAGGCACTTGATCAATGAGTTGGGTAGTGCTGTTGTAAACTTTGATATAACAGAAACTTCAGGATATTTATCGGTTGAAAACTTTGCATCAAGAACTTTACTTTTACAAAACGGAAAAACTTATAAATTTAATTTAAGTTTATTAACAGATCCTAGTTTGTTTGAAATCAGCGGAGCTTTAGGAATATACTCTTATTCTGATGTAACTAAGATTGCACAATTTACACCTAATCAAAATGGAATAATAGAATATTCTTATGAAGGTTTAATTGGAGGTAAAATAATAGTAGACACAAGAGCAAATCCATTATTTGCAAATCCAGATGAAAATACTGGTAATGATATTAATCAAACTATTGGAAGATATCATGCTGTAAAGTCTGGTACTACTGGTACTAAATATGCTCTATTGGGTTATGATTCAACGGGAGATTATGAAATGTTTAATTACGTTAATAATAATGTTGATTGGTCAGGTGGAAATGAAACCGATCTTTTAAATAGCCAAACCAATGCAACTGCAAATATTAATTATATCAAATATGATAGTATTAGATTACACCTTAGAAGTGGGTATAGTTTTGCTGCTAGGGGATATGAAGGGTTTTTATTTGAAATAGCAACTAAAAGAAATTCAGGTGTTAGAAACAATTTAACACAGTTAGTATACTTAAATACCAGTAACTACGAATATGCTAATCCCAAGCCTTTTATTTTAGGTGAGACATTATATAGTAAATTTATTGATATTAAAGTTCCTACTCTTGTGGAACAGAATGAAGAATTTAATGATTTATTTTATGGAGATGGAAGCGCAGGCTCTAGTGATTTAGATCCAACTTCTAATTATGAAATGACATTTAAGTTAATAGATACGCTACAAACTATTAATGGATTTGATTATTTCCTTACGGGTGAAGAGAATAGTTTTACTATTTCTAGAGAAGATGAATTTCAAGATTTTACCGTGGTAGTAGAAGATGCTACTGATGGCGATTACTTTAAAATATATGGAGAAAAAGATAATTCTATAGGTGCATTTGAAGCATACATACTAAATCAAATAACTAAAACTTCAGATGATATAGTTGTAATGTTTGATGTTGATATTTTCGAAACTATAGGGGGCGTTGATGTTAAAACATTCCAAACATCATATACACAATATGAAGATTTCAATACACCTATTGTTTTTAGGCCAGTAATTATCAATAGTAATACTGCTTCTAGTTTTTCAGTAGATGTAACTATGAGAATTTGGAATCAAACTGATAATACACAAATAGTAAAAAGAGCTAGTTTAACTTTAACACAAGCTGCAAAATATGGTAAAAGATTAAATAAATTAAAAATTAATTCCCCAAATCAGTTGACTGAAGTTTATAATGTTTTGCCTGAATTATCTTCCAATAAAATTATAGAAGGAATATTTACAGACAACTTACCTAAAAGTATAAAGTATGTTCCTACGTTTATAGAGAGGCATAACGTTATTGCATCAAAATCAAAAATAGTGTTTGATTCTTCTAATGAAAATATAATGACACAGAGTATTACCGAGGTAGATACTTCTGAATTTGTAAATGAAACAAAACTAAATATTGACATACCACCATTTACTTCATATTACAAATTTGTGATTGCTAAAAGAAAGGGTGATGATGTTGAATTTATTTCTTTTACAAATGCTGAAAATGTAATATTAACATTTGGCGATGGAAAACAAAAATTAAAATTTAATCATATATCAAACAAGGATATTGATATGGGTGAAGGTGAAGTTTTGTTTAAAATAAGCGAAGCTAATGCTAATACTATTAGAGGTATGAAAAACAATAAGTTTTATATTAGTGTTAATAATGGCATTGATGAGAATATGATCATGTCTGGTAAATTTAAGAAATAATAAAAAACGATGATCTTAAATAGTAGAAATAATTCATTCGACTTTAGATTTCCAAGAGGATTTGTACCTAAAGAAGTTGCTGATAAATATAAAAAATACATTAACAATGTGCCAGGTGGTTTATTATCTGAACCTGTGGATTTTATAAACTATAGCATTCAAGGTATTAATATACCAGGTGTTTCTTTTAATCCGTTAACACAAGAAGATAATGATGGCTCTATAAGGTATCACAGAGGTGCAATACCTATACAAAATACAATTAATAGAGAATTCACGGTTAGTATGCAATTACTAGATGGGTTTATTAATTATTGGATCATGATGGATACACTTTTATGGTATTATGCTAGATCCACTAAACAGTCTCATATAGAATCTCCATTAACTTTAAGAATATTAGATGCGGAAGGGGCATCAGTTGCATACATGGAATTTACAGATTGTATCATGAACTCTATTAATGAATTAAATTTAAATTTTGCAGAAAACGTTGCATCTTTTCAAACGTTTGAAGTTACGTTCTTTTACAATAGATTAAACCTTAGATTAGAATTAGAATAAAATAAGATATATAATACATGAAAACATTTAATACATATTTAATTGAAAACGCTGTTAACGAACAGGATTTAGAACTTATTAATGAGGGACTTCAAGAAACTTGGACTCCAGAGTTAGAAGAGAAAATAGATGCGGCGTTAGAATCTTTTGCCTCAGAATATCAAAACGAAGATGGTTCTTATGATATTGAGAGACTTAATGAAGAGATGACTAATGAAGGTTTCTTTGGATCGATTATTGGTGGACTTACAGGTTTTGCTTTAGGGAAATCTATTGGTAAAATGCTAGCAAAAGTTCTTGGTATCCAAAAAGGTGTATTTTATGATTTACTAACTTCTAGACTTGTAGGCGCCGCATTAGGTGCTGCTCTAGGTAAAAAACTGTAAATGAATTATTTAGCAGTAGATTTTTCTTTAAATTCTCCAGGTTTAGCCATATATAATGATAAAAAAAAGAGTTATCATTTTATTAGTTATATAAAACCTAAAACAGGAACTAAAGCAGAACAAAGACTTCAAGAAGAGATTTCTCTATTAGAAGATGTCACTTTAGTTAATCAACCTGATTTTACAAACAATGAAGCTTTCTCAAGTGCCGAACTCTTAAAGGTAAAGAGATATGATAAAATGGCTGATGACTTAATCAACCTAATATTACAAAATTCTTTTGAGGGTGATGGTTTCACCATAGCATTTGAAGGTACATCATATGGTTCCAAAATGGGAACTAATAATATGATTGATATGGCAGCAGGAGCCGCAATCTTAAAGCTTAAACTTTTAAAGACCTTAAATCCAGAAGATTTACTTACTGTTGCTCCTACTACAATTAAGAAGTTTGCAGGTAAGGGTAACATGAATAAACTACAATTATTTGAAGCTTACCAGAAAAATGTGAACGAAGACCAAATCTTGGCTAAAAGCCCTTTGTGGAAAATAGCCAAAGACCTAGAAATTGGGAAGAAGATCCCGAAGCCATTAGATGACTTAGTGGACGCTTATTTTCTAGCATCATACGTTTCAAACCCCCAAGCCTAATCTAACTTCTGGCTTAACTAACATTTGTTATATGCACTTACCGAAAAACTGTTTCATTTTATTTTAAAAAAAATTAAAATTAATCCCAGATGAAACAAATTAAAGGTTAGATATATAATAAGTATAATAACAAAAGTATAAATTACATGTTAGTTACAACAGATTACCTTCGTTTATTAAACATCCTACAAAAAATGGTGATAGCGAACCAGCTTACTGAAAAGCAAGCGTCAGAGTTACTTCACAAATCAGGACTGATTAAGTTAGAGGAGAATAAATGGAAGGAACCTTCTGGAGGAATCTTATCAATTAATTGAAACTATTTATTATTATACAATATAAAGAAACGAAAGAACATTAAAGTAATTTCAAGGTAAACAATTTTAACAAACTAAACAATTTAAAGGTATGAGTGATTCATTTGACATTTTTAACTTGGGCGTGGAAGACGTAGAAACGCATCAAGTACAAGCAAGTAGTTCTACTAACGAGATCTACAAACCAACCGCAGACGACGGTAAAGACGGAACTTACAAAGCATTAATACGTTTTGTACCAAATCCAGAAAACCCTCGTAATTCCCTAATCCAAAAATATGTACACTGGTTAACAAACTCTAGTGGCGATGGTAAATTAGTTGATTCTCCAGCAACAATCGGAGAAAAATGCCCTATCGCAGATGTATTTTGGAAATTGCGTAAATCAGATTCAGCTGTAGATAGAAAATCTTCAGATAAACTGAAAAGACGCCAACAATACTATTCTTTAGTAAAGATCGTAAAAGATCCACAAAATCCAGAACTAGAAGGTACTTACAAGGTATTTAAATTTGGATATAAGATTAAAGAAAAGATCGACGCAGAATTAAAACCAAACTTTGGTGAACCAACACAAGTATTCGATTTGTTCGAAGGTAAAAACTTTGAGTTAGTTATCACTAGACAAGGTGAATATAATAACTACGATACATCTAAATTTTCTTCTAGTAAGTCAGCTATTATTATGGGTGATGCTCCGGCAGAACGTAGTAAAGAAACTATGACTACTATTAAAGAAGAATTAGAAGCGGCTCCTTCATTAAAAGGATATGATTATCAAGCATGGGACGAAGATACAAGATCATTTGTGAATGATGTATTAAGAATGTATCTTAATCCAGGTGATTCTATTGCGTCGATGACATCGAGTACTCCAAAGGCAGCAACTAAAACTGCAACAGCAGTAAAAGAAAAGCCAGCAGCGGCACCTGTGACATCAACGTCAGAATCAACTTCAAGTGTATCAACAGATGATGATCTAGATTCTTTCTTGAATGACCTCGACATCTAATAACATAGAACTTACTGAAGAGTTAAAGGATAAAATTAGATATGCACTTAAACAAGTAGTATCTCAAATACATTCCACTCCTAATAAGAAGCTACTAAAGGACATGCATGGGCGAATAACCTGTGCATGTCCATATTGTGGCGATTCTCATTCAGATGATACCAAGAAGAGGGGTAATATATTTTGGGATACATTACAATACCATTGCTATAATTGCAGTTATCACACTAATTTATATTCTTTTTTAAAGGATCATGATGTTAAGATGGACACATCTAATGACTCTTTTATGGTCATTGATTACATCAAACAAAACAAAATACAGGTAAACCCAGAGTCTGTATTGAAACACCAAGCACTAGAAAAGATACATAATCTAGCAATTGATGTTGAAGAATTCAAGAAACATTTTAAAGCTAAAGTAATAGAACCCGGTGATTGGATTTGGTTTCAATTAAAAGATAGGTTATTACATAATAGATCCGAAGAATTTCTATATTCAGATAAAGAGTTTCGCCTATGGATTCTTAATTATAGTACAGATGGTAAAATTATAGGCGCGCAGACACGTAGAATGAAAGGATATGGTCAAAGATATCTAACTTATGATTTACCAAAATTATATGAAGAAATGGGTAAGCCATTAGAAATGAGTAACGAGGAACTAAACACTCTTACAAAGATATCAACGCTTTTTGGAATTATGCAATTAAATTTCCAAAGACCTATAACAATGTTCGAAGGACCATTAGATGCTAAATTTATGAATAACTCATTGGCTTTGGCAACTGCCGGTAGATCAACAGATGATTTTGATGAGATACCAACTGTTAGATACATGTTTGATAATGATGCAACAGGTAAAAAGAAGATGGCAGAAAAGCTAAAAAAAGGACGTCCTGTTTTCATGTGGACTAAATTTCTTAGTGAAAATAAACTAGATACATATAATATTAAGGATCTAAATGATTTAATATTGAAGTGTTTTGAGCTTAAAATCGATGCTCATAAAAAGATCGATAATTATTTCACTTCTAATCAATTAGATTTATGGTATGTATAGAAACGATTAACGACATGGTTGAGGATAACTTTGATGAGTTCCAAAAAGACAGTGATAGATTTAAGGGTATGAAACTTTTGATAGATTTCAAGCCATTAGATCTTAGTGTCAATTCTCCAGAAATGGAAATGCCAAAACCTAAATTTAAGAAGAGGCAAATAACATCAAAATTTATTAAACCAAATCCTAACAAGAAATCATTATTTTAATATGACTAAAGAAAACATACTAGCATTAGACGGAAAATTAAGCAGACAAAGAACTGAGTGGACAAATAATATAAAAAAATTGGCACAGAGTTTGAGAAACTTAAATTTAATGGAAGAAACAATTGCTGAAGTTTTATCTTCGCGTCAATCTCTAGTGGAACAAATGTCATATTTAAATATGAAGGTAAAAGAACAAAAAGCAAAAGTAGCCATCAGATATAGAGAAGCTTATATTAGATACTATGAATATGATTATAAACTCGGAGAAAAACAAAAAGAAAGATTTATAGAGACAGATTTAGCAGATGAAAATATGATACTGTCGCATCTAGAAAATCAAGTTGAGTTTTTTAGAGATTCGGTAAAAACCCTAGATAATATGGGATTTGCCATTCGTAATAGACTAGCATTAAAAGATCTATAACGAAAAATAAAAATGCTCTAACAATGTGGAGCTTAGTTTAACTGAAAACAAACAGCTGCTACGTATTGATGAAGCAACTGAATTAGAACTGGAACAACTCAATATTTCTTTAAATAGAAGAATTGATTCATGGCGATTTAATCCTTTGGTTAAAAAGGGTTTATGGGATGGATATGTTTCATATATAAAAGACGATAAATGGATTCCTTCAGGATTATGGAGAGAAGTCATGCAAATATGTAAAGAATATAAATTTGAGTTTAAACTCAATGGTATTACTGACATGTTTGATACCAATATTAATCAAGAAAAATTTACAAAATGGGCTTTAGACTTTTTCGAAAAGTCAGAGATAACTCCAAGAGATTATCAAATAGAGGCAGCATTTAATATACTAAAATTTAGAAGATGTTTAAGTGAGCTTGCAACTTCTGCAGGTAAAACACTAATATCATTCTTAACAGTATCATATTTACTAGAACAACAAAAAGCAAAAAAGATCTTATTTATTGTACCTAATGTATCATTAGTTGTACAGGCTAGTGAAGATTTTTTAGACTATAATTATAGAAACGCAATAGATATTAAAGTACAACAAATATATAGTGGTCAAAAATTAAGGGCAGGTAGAAATGTCATTATTGGGACATATCAATCACTTGTTAAAAAAGATAAAGCATATTTTGAAGAATTTGATGCAGTAATTGTTGATGAAACACACAAAGCAAAATCAGCCTCTATTAAAACTATTTTACAAAAATGTATTAATGCAGATTATAAATATGGTTTATCTGGAACTATTCCAAAAGAAGGCACGTTAGATAGATTAACGTTAATGGCATATACTGGTCCATTAATTACAGAAATAAGTGCACATTATTTACAAAACGAAGGACACATCGCAGGGTGTAAAGTAAAGGTAATTAAAATGGACTATGCACCTCAATCTACAAAAGACGCATTTAGAGAAATGTCTCAGAATAGATATGAAAGTAAAGACGTTTTTAAATTTGAGCAAAACTATGTGATCAATTCACCTGGAAGGCTTAATTTTATAACAAGTATTATATCTAGGGTTAAGGGTAATAGTTTAGTTCTTTTTCATAGAATTGAACATGGCAAAAAAATATATGAAAAGCTCAGACAGGAGAGTGATAAATCCGTTTATTATGTTGATGGTGGAATTGATAAAGATATTAGAGAAGAACACAAAAAGAAAATGGAAGCTGGAAACCAAGTCGTCATTGTCGCTTCATATGGTACATTCTCAACTGGTATATCCATCAAAAAAATTCACAACATATTCTTCACAGAATCATTTAAATCAGAAGTAATTATTAGACAATCTATTGGTAGGGGTTTAAGGCAACATAGCTCTAAAGACTCGGTTAATATTATAGATTTTGTAGATGATTTAAGTTCCCCTGATTGGGATAATTACCTAATAAGACACTCCAAAGAAAGGCAAAGGATCTACAAGGAACAGAAATTTAAATATGATGTAAAAAATGTAGATTTTGAAGGAGATATATAATAAAATAATAACACATAAAAAAATAATATCATTATGCATAAATTAAAATCTTTTGATCAGTTTTCAACTGAATCGCAAATCAATAGATCTAGGCAAATAGAAGAAGAAAATTCTACTAAAAGAACTACTGAAGCAGAAACGTATAAAAATTTACTTAGTGAATTTAAAGTTACTTCTATCAAAGAATTAACCGAAGAGCAAAGAATTGAGTTTTTTACTAAATTAAGAGGAGCTGAGATTAATGAAGCTGTTGTTTTAATCGAAGAAGGAACTAGAGGACAAATTGGTAAAATTGACAAAAGAGGAAATATCACTTCTGTATACATGCATTATGATTCATATCCTGAAAACGTGTTACCGCTTATTAAGAAAACATATTTAAAGGGTGGCTCACCGCTAAACATTGTTCTTAAAAATGGAGATAATTCAGGTTTAGAAGCTGATCCAACAGGGATGAATTATTATGGAAACTTTACAGCATCTAAAGGTAAAGTTGCCAATATATCTAAATATTTAAGAGATGTTGCAAATGATGGCGGTGCCGAATTTGTATATTTATGGGATGAAGCTAATAAAGAATGGTTAATGGCAGATATTTACGGTAAAGGATATGATGATGTTTATCCAGCATTTGAATCTTTAACTACTTCAGTAAATGAAGCTATTTCAGTTCAATATAAAAGAGATGCAAAAAAAGTTTTAACCGTCTATAAAAATTTATTTACTAAGAAACTAACAGATTTTGGTGCAATGGATAAAGTAGGCACATTAGGTTGTATTAAGTATCTTTTCGAAGAAGCAATGACAGATGCTAACTTTCATAGAGAAAAAGTTATATCTAAGAACATTAAAGGTAGAATAGGTTCATTTGAATTAAAAGTAGCAGGTTTAGGTAATCACTTTTTAACAATCGGTGCTACTACTACAAAAAGAATTTTAGACAAACACTATAGTGATCTTGCAAATGCAGCTGGTTGGTCAGGAATTGGGATTGTTGAAGGTACTGCTCTTTATTTAGAGAGTATTAAAGAAGAAGCATCAGGTCAAGCTTTACTAAATGCATTTAATATGTTTGAGTCATTTGCATATGACGAAGGAGATGCGCTTAATGAGAAATCATATAATAAAAAGTCTTTAATGAAAGCTATGAAAGCTGATGATGGTATGATTCAATTAGGAAACGGACAAGAGTATGTTATTTATGCATATGGTAATGGCAACGATAGTAATGATGACATGTGGGGAGATAAAACAATATTTGCATTGGACCAAGACGGAGAAGAACATGAAATTGAATATTCTGATATTGTAAGTTATAATGAGGCTACTATTGAAGAATCAGTAGTTACTGAATCAGACGAACCTAAGTGTACTAATAGAAAAGGACACCTATATAAGCAAATTGATAAAGATGGAACAGTAGAATGTACACACTGTGGTCTAAGAAATTCATTAAGTGAATCAGTCACAGAAGCTAAATTCGTAAAAGACTTTGATAACGCGGTTTTAAAGGCAACTACAAAAGAAGAGGTTCTTGAAATTTATCCAAACGCTGAATTCTTTATCGGTAAATCAGATCATTTCTTTGGAGAGTTTGATGAAAATTTATTCTTTAAAGCATATTATACAAAAGGACAAAAAGAATTTGAAATCAAATCAGTTT